TTATAATGCCGCGAGTTTAATTGCTAGACTTAATGAAAGCGGTATTCCGGTCAAAAAAGTTGGTCAGGGGATGGCAGTTTTGAGCAATCCATCCAAACACACTGAAAAACTTATATTACAAAATGCGATAAAACACGATGGCAACCCATTTGTTGGGTGGCAACTTTCCAACGCGGAAGTTTATGTTGATGTTAATGGAAACATTAAGGTCAGGAAAAATGAAGCGGACAAATCCGCAAAAGTCGATGGCATTATCGCACTAATCATCGCAATGCACTGTTCATTAGACCATCCTTTAATGTCAACATCCTTTGGATTCCGCAGTTTTTAGGATAAAAACATGGCATTATTAGACGTTTTCAAGAAAAAACAGCAAGTTTCAAGCGAATCTAATACCCTATTCGGTCAAACCGCGTTGGGTAATAACATCATTCGCAACGTTAATCAGCCACCAACCGCCGCATCTTACCAACTCTTATATGTGACAACTTCAGCCGTGACCGATGCTGGTCGCACTGTGGATATGTCAATGCTGTCAAGAAACAGCACTGTAATGAGTTGTGTCGGTGCAAAAGCCCGCGCATTGTCACAATTGCCTATCAAAGTGATGGCTTATGGCGAAAATGGCGAAATGGTCGATGCAACAACATCGCCAAATGTTTCAGCGCGAGATAAAGCAAAAGCGCGTTCAGTTTTAAGTTTATTGCGTAATCCAAACCATTTTCAAAGCCAATATGAGTATTGGTATCAATTTTTGATGTGGCATGAATTGGCTGGCGAAACATTTACCCTTTTATGGCGTAAAGACCAAGACCAAGTTTTACAAACGCCGCTTGAAATGTATATTTTGGATTCAACGCTAATTACAGCGCAATTGACAGAAACGCGCTATCCAGCCTATCGCCTTTCAACACCATCTTATGGATTTTCAAAAGAAGATCCGCTTAAATCTCACCAAGTAATCCATATCATGGATGCGGCTTGGCAAGGTTCAGGATCATTTAATAAAGGCATTTTGGCGGTTGAATTGGTTGCGCTTGACCAAGACATTGATTTGTATGCAAACTTTGTTATGCAAAACGGCGCAAAGCCAACTGGCTTATTCCGCACTGAACAGGTTATTCCTGACACCAAATATAAAGAAATCGCCGCGCGCTTAAAAGAAGCGTGGGCAAGCATGACAGGTTCAAAACAAACCGATCCAAGCAAACCCGGTCAATCCATTTTGCTTGATAACGGAATGACATACGAAACAGTTAAGATGCTGACATTGCAAGATGCCGATGCCGCCGCATTGAAACTTCAAACCATGAAGCGTATTTGTGGTTTGTTTGGCGTTCCACCGCAAATGATTGGTATTGTAGAGGGCAAGTATAATAACAGTCAGACAATGCTTGATGAATTCTACAAATCAACAATGTCGCCATTAATTACAAACATTGAGCAAAAATTAAACTCAAGTTTGTTGCAAGGTTATCCAAACCTTTGCGTTCAGTTCCAAACTGAAAACTTTTTAAAGGGTGCGCCGCTTGACCAAATGAATTATGTGGTTGCTGGCGTAACAAATGGAATCTTGACACCAAATGAAGCGCGTGAATATTTAGGGCGCGCTAAACTTGATGGCGCGGATGAATTAAAATTAGACACTAAAGGGGCTGAACCGATTGCGGGCAGTTCATCACAAGATACAGGCGGCGGCGGTAACACCGACAGCGTTGGCAAAACTGGTCGCGCAGGCAAAGCATAATCTTTAAGGGGCTAACAAATGGATTTTAAATTTTTTAATGAATCAAAGGTGCAACTTGGCATTGATGCCGATGAATCACAAGGTTCAGGCGCAATTGAAGCCGTTTTCACAACTTGGGGTGCGCGCGAGGGTGCGGATGGTCGCAAGTTCAATTACAAAGCCGAACCATTCATGGAATGGGCAAAAGCACAAGAAGCAAGCGGCAAGCCGTTACCGATGTATTTCCAACACAATGATGAATCAATGCCTGTGGGCGAATGGACTTCATTTGAATTTGATGACAAAGGTATGACAGGTTCAGGTCGCCTTTTCACCAATACACAAGCAGGCAAGGATTTATACACAATTATGAAGGAATCGCCAAACCTAGTTGGTGGCGTTTCAGTTGGTGCTTATGCTGACGAATGGCAAATGGTTGATGAAGCCGGCGCGCCTTTGGCTGGTTCACCAACACAGGATGTTGAAGGTTATTTCCAAATCACTAAAGGCGGTTTGCGCGAAGTTTCAGTTGTGATGAACCCAAACAACCTTGAGTGCAATATCTCAAAACTAGAATCATGTTTGACTGCCGATGGCGCAGTTGAACCAAGAAATTTGGAACGTGCCTTGCGTGACGCAGGGGTTTCAAAACAGAACGCGGCGGTTGCCGTTTCTGTAATCAAGCAAGTAATTGAAGCACGGCGCGATGCTGGCGTGAAAGTGAAACTTGATAACGACACGAATCGGAGTGATTCCGAAACGATAGCCGCCGAAGAAGCAATCTTGCGCGCTTTCGAGGAACGCGAATTGCTTAAAAAACTTAATAAACGTATCAAAGGATAAAATCATGTCAGAAAAAATCATGGAAAAACTTGACGCGATTGAAGCACAAGCAGTTGCAGAAATCGCAAAAGTAACAGAATCAGTTGACGCTAAAGTAGCGGCAGTTGAAGAAAAATTGAACGCTGAATTTGCAGAAAAAGTTGCGGCTTTGGAAGCAAAAGTAGCAGACATCAAATCACCATCAATCATCAAACTTGAAAAATCAGTTCGTGGTGATGTTAATAAGCGCGTTCGTGAAGCCCTTGCATCATTCGCAAAAGGTGATCGCCGTGTTGAAAAAGAATTGCAATTGTTTGCTGACGAAGGCGAACACGCGGCTTTCTTGTCAGAGGCTTCAGCCTTGACAGGCGGCGGTGCGGGTATCGGTGGTCGCACAGCATACGATCCAGTATTTACACCATTGCGTTTAGCAAACCCATTGCGTGGCGTTGGTCGCAACGTTACAACCGATGGTTCAACTTATCAATTCCGTGCGCGTGTTGGCAATCCGGGTGAAGGTTGGGGCTATTCAGTGAACAACAACACTTCAGCAACAACTGAAAACACAAACATTTGGCAAATGACATTGCAAGACTTGAACGTTCAGTTCCCAGTAAGAACGGCGGCACTAGACGACATCGATGGCTTGGAATCAAACATTGTTTCAGATATGTTGGTGTCATTCAGCCAATCCGAAGCATTGTCAATGGTTCAAAACAACGATCAAGGCTTGACAACATTGCCTTACGGCGGTTCAAACGGCTTGCGCGGCTTGAATCAATATCCGGGCGCAAATGGTTCTTATGCTGGCGGCACAACTTCAGTTGCGGCATTTGGCACAAGTGGCACTGGTTCAACTTCAGGTTTGCATAGCATTGCAACTTATGACCAATTGACAACTAACGGCGATGCCGCAGTTAACAATGTGACATATAAAGACGTTGTGAATTTCATCTACGCATTGCCACAACAATATTGGACTGAATCAGCAAAATTCGTTATCAGCCCATTGATGCTTGCCGCAATTCGTGGTTTGACAGACGATCAAGGTCGCCCAATCTACATCGATGGTTTGTCACGCACAGATGGCATCGTTGGTTCATTGCTTGGCTTTGATGTTGTAGTCAACAAATATCTTGACGTTCCAGCAATGGATACAGCCGCAGGCACAGACAGCCTTTATCCAATGTATTTTGGTGATTGGCAACGTGGTTTTGCAATCGTTGACCGCATGAACATGGTTCTACGCCGTTACGATCAAACGACCCCCGGTTCCATAGTTTTCTATGGGGAGAAAAGACTTTGTTCGAGCATTGTTGACCCGAATGCAATCGTGCGTTACCGCTCAACTGCAACTGTAACAAAACCATAATTTGGTAAAGAATCGGGGGAAGGGAAACTTTCCCCCTTTCTTAAACTTTTAGGAAAAGACCATGAAAACTGAACAGATTTTGAAGGGCATTAAGGAAGCATTGACAAATGGTAAGTCAGTGGTCAATTTTTCCGAAAAAGCCGAAGTAAATGAAGCCAGCGCATTAACTGGCAGTGGTTTAAATGTAGGTGGTAGAAATTACTTTGATGATGCAACTGCGGCTTTGCGTTATGCAAACCCATTCCGCATGGGTTCACGCCAAGTTGTGCAAAGTGGTTCAGCCGCACAATTCGTTGCGAAAACTGGTAATGCGGCAAGCGCAACAAACCCATTTGGTTATATTGTTGACCCTGATAGCGGTTCACCAAATGTTTCGACAGCATTTTGGCAATTGCCAATGCGTGTAATTTCTGCACAATTGCCGATTCGTAAAGCGGCACTTGATGACATCAATGGTTTAGAAGAAGCCACAGTAACAGATTTGATGCTTGAGTTTTCAAGTATTGAAGCCGCTTCAATGGCGTTGAATAACGACCAAAGTGGCACAACAACAACAACTTTAGGCGGTGAAGATGGTTTGCGCGGTTTCCCAGTATATAGCACAAGCACTTCAGCCGCCGCATACGGCACAAGCGGCACAGCCATTACAAACGGCATCCACACTGTATTAAAAGAAGAATATACAGTTGGCAGTGTTACTTATGACGACATTGTAAATACTGCAAATCTATTGCCAGCCCAATATTGGAGTTTGCCCGGCACTGCTTGGCACGTTCACCCAACATTGCTTGCACAATTGCGTAAATTAAAAGGTTCAACTGGCGGCGCACCAATGTTTGTTGAAGTTGGCGATGAAGATGGTGGCGCAGGCGCGTTTATGTTTGGCTTCCCAGTGATTCCAAACCCATATCTAGCCGCACCCGCTTCAGGTAAGATTTCCGCAGTTTTAGCAAATTGGGATCGTTTTATCACCATCGTTGATGGCGAAGAAATGAAAATCCAAATGCTTGAACAAACGCAACCCGGCGTGGTGACAATTTATGCGGAACGCCGTATGGCATCAACTATTCGCGACCCATTTGCAGGCGTGTTTTTAGTAGGGGCATAATAAATGGCTGATACTTTTGGGCAAGTAACCTATGCGGCAACGCGCAATCCGTTCAATTACGAAAAGATTGAACAGATTAACCGCGACTTGGCGACAAACTGGTTGACATTGCAAGAAATCACAAACCAATTAAACCTGTTTGAAGATGAATCGCAAGATGGCTATTTACAG